GTATGTCAACAGCAAGACGGGAGCTTACTGATGATCTACCCACACCGCACCATGATCGTCCCTGACGCCATCGTCGCCACGGTACGCGCTCTCGCTGACAATTTCGGCCCGTCTGCATCGGGTATGTGGACTACACCGCTATCCGCCGATGGAAACCTGCCCGCATCACACTGGATTTCAAGCGGATTGATCGGCGATGACTTCGCAGCCATCATGCCATTCAGCCACTTTGTTGATGATGCGTGGGTAACTGATCCTTACGATCCAGCATCATTTGTTGCCCTTGCCGAATCCTCTGGTATCACGCCGCCACCTGTTGAAGCGATTCAGCAGATCATGAGCATGGTCGATGTGTCGGATCAGGATGCGTTTACTGCGATGGCGAGGATGGGTTTACAACTGGTGCAAACGCCATGAAACTACTCATCGCCATCCTCACCATAGCCCTGTCCGGCTGCGCTATCACGCGCTCGCCGGCAAGTGACGCGGCGGTTACTGATGTGGCATCAACAGGGCTTGGTATTGCGCTGGGAGCAGCGGAGGCGAACCCTATCGGCTTGGTGACGATCCCGCTCAAGCTCGCTCTGCTTAACCATGCAGAAACATTGCCGGAGGGCGAAAAGCAGGAAGCGCAAACCACTTTATCAGCCCTTTGGAACGGTGCGGCTGTGAACAACGTCTGTACCGTGGCAGTGATCGTCAGCGGCGGTGCGGCATCGCTGCCATGCCTGCTGGTTGGCGGTGCTTACGGGGTGTGGGAATACACCAGCACCAAGGCCAATCAGATGCAGGCTGAGTTTGCGGCTTTGTGTATTCAGGCTCGACAAGAGACACCAGGCATGAAATGTTTTTATAAGGGGCAGGCGTTATGAAGCTGCACGATGACTGGCGATTCCTGCTTAAAAAGAGCTGGGCGGTGCGCTGGGCTGTGCTGGCTGGCTTGCTATCAGGCGCTGAGGTGATTCTGCCGCTGTTCGTTGACTCGATGCCGCGCATGATCTTTGCCGGGCTGTCGATGTTTGCCACCATGGGCGCTATCTGGGCGCGGATTCTGGTGCAGCCAAAGGATGGGCTGTGAACATCCCACGTAAAGCCATCGCCGGATTGACTCTGAGCGCAGCCGCGCTATTTGGGCTGGCAGTAGAAGAGTATTACAGCAATAACGCAGTGATACCAACGAAGGGAGACAGACCTACCCTTGGTTTTGGCTCAACTTTTCACGAGGATGGAAGCCCGGTAAAGATGGGAGACACCACAACTCCAGTGCGGGCGCTGGTCATGATGAAAGCGCACATTGACAAAGAAGAAGCCTCATTCATCAAGTCGCTGCCAGGTGTCGAACTGCACCAAGGGGAATACGACCTCTATATGAAGTGGGTTTACCAATACGGCACGGCGAACTGGTGGAACTCATCCATGCGCCGAAACCTGCTGGCAGGCAGCTACACCGCCGCTTGTGACTCTCTGCTGCTGTACCGATTCGCGGCCGGCTACGACTGCAGCACCCTGATCAACGGCAAGCCGAATAAACGCTGCTATGGCGTGTGGACACGGCAACTTGAGAGACACGCGGCGTGCGTGGCACTTCAATGATCCTCCCATTTTTGCCGTCCCTCATCGTTGCCGGTTTTACTGCTGTAGCCGGTTTCGGGTTGGCGTGGCAGTTACAGGCAGACAACATCACGCAACTTAAACTGGAGCAAACAAATGAACGACTGGCCCAACAACGTGCAGCTCACCAAGTCAAGGAACGTCAACTTGACGCTGTCGTCAAGGCTCAAAATAACGCGGCGACTCGTACAGCTGCGTTGCGTAGGGAGTCTAACGATTCTCGTACTGCTGCTCAGCGGTTGCTGGACCAATCCGCCGATTCCTTGCGAGCCGCTTCCACCAGCCTCGAGGCCTGCACTACAACAGCCGCTGCCCTCAGTGTCATATCAAATCAGTGTACAACAAGATATTCAGAGCTGGGAGAAAAAGCTCAGGGACACGTCAGCGACCTCCAAACAATGATCGAGGCATGGCCTCAGTAAAGGAATAATTATGACGGCTCCAAGTAACAACACTCCAATTTCAATTATCAATGACGCTTACTTTGATGCGGGCCTGACTCAGGAAGGGCAGGTGCCTAACTCCGAGCAGATCGTTATGGGAATGCGGAAGCTGACAGACATCATCAACCTCTTTCAGACACAGGGGTTGAAGCTCTGGCTGCTGGAAGACCATCCGATTACACTGACTGCCGGGACGGGAACTTACACCCTAGGCCCGGCAGGGACGGTGGTGATGACGAAGCCACTCAGGGTTATTGATGCTTATTACGAAGATGTGAATCACATCCGGCGGCCACTCGTTCCGTTGAGCTGGAATGACTACACCCGTTTGAGCCAGATCGTTCAAAGGGGCCAGATCAATTCATACTTCGTCGATAAGCAGCAGACGCAGTTGAGCGTGTTCTTCTGGCTTGTGCCAGATGCTAATGCTGCGACTGGGCAGGCGCATCTAGTCCTGCAAAGGCAGGCGACTAACTTCATCAACCTGAACGAGACGGTTAACTTTCCTGTCGAGTGGAGAATCGCATTACGTTGGGCATTAGCAGATGAACTGGCAACGGGCCAGCCTCAGGCTATCATGGACAGATGCCAGCAACGAGCGATTGCCTATCGTACGATGCTGGAAGACTGGGACGTGGAAGACGCTCCTACGCGCTTCACTCCAGACTCTCGTAGCCAGTATGCAACCGGAGCCTTTAGATAATGCCACAAGCTCAATCAGTTGTCTTGCCACAACGCCTCCCTCTGGTTGTTGAGCCAGCGAATCGGGACGAGACTTCGTTGAAAGATGCGAAGCTCCTTAACGGTTACGTTGAGTTCAATGATAAGGAGAAAGAGTACTGGGTCTATAAGCGTCCAGGGATGCTGCAATATGGCGTGACTCAGGTCGGTGTAGGGCTAGGCGTGTACAACTGGCAGGAGAAGATTTACGCTATATTCGGAGCCAAACTCTACGAAGATGGCGTAGAAATTGGAACTGTAGACGCATTGCACGGAGTCTACCAGTGGTCGCAGGCACTCGGAGATACACCACGTTTGCAGTTAGGAAACGGCTTTGCTGCATATAACTGGGACGGGACGACGCTCACTGAAATCTCGACCCTCTCCATCATCACCGCAGGGGACTTTATCACTGGCGTAGAGTACACAATCTTGGTTCCGGGTACTACGAATTTCACTTTGATCGGCGCAGCGGATAGTAATATAGGGACGGTATTTACTGCCACGGGTCCTGGTACAGGCGACGGAACCGCTACGACTACGTCGAATTTTCCCGCAAGCTTTGTTAAGGGATGGGCCTACCTCGATGGAACGACCTATGTCATGGGCACAGATGCTTACATTCACGGCTCTGACACGATTGTAGGTATGAATCGGCCAGATCTGTGGACAGACTTACTCAACACGATAGGCGCACAGATTGAGCCCGATCGTGGCGTGTGTCTAGCGAAGCAGCTTGTCTATGTGCTCGCACTGAAAGAGTGGTCAACGGAAGTTTTCTACGACGCACAGAATCCTGTAGGAGCAAGTCCCCTAGCGCCAGTGCAAGGGGCGAAGATCAATTATGGCTGTGTCAGTGCCGATACAGTGCAAGAGGTTGATGGAGTACTGCTCTGGCTAGCGACGAACCGTTCTTCCGCTTCGCAGGTTATTCTGGTAGAGAACCTTAAACCAATGGTGGTTTCGACGAAGGCGATCGAGCGCTTGCTCGGGGAGGCGGACTTTACCTCCATCGCCTCCTTCAGTCTCAAGTACGAGGGCCATCGGTTCTATGGACTGACACTGAAGAACAACAACCTCACACTCGTCTATGACATGACGGATAAGATGTGGAGTCAGTGGACAGGGCCTACAGGTAATTACTTTCCCATCGTCGCCAGCAGCTACCTGCCAGGAGCTGGTCGTGTATTGCAGCATGAGACGAACGGGAAGCTGTACAAGTTCGATTCAGACTACACTTCCGATGATGGGGAGATGATCACGTTTGATCTGTACACGCCTAACTTTGACGGCGGTGTTCGCAGGCGGAAGCAGATCACTATGATGGAGTTCGTCGGAGACCGGACTGTCGGGAGTGTCCTGCAAGTCCGTTTTAATGACTCCGACTATATTGCAGATAAGTGGACAAACTTTCGCATCGTAGATATGAATGTAGCTAAGGCAGTCTTGCCTAACTGTGGAACCTTCCTCCGTCGAGCTACGCACATTCGTCACGCCTGCAACTCACGCCTTCGTATTCAGGCAGTTGAACTGCAAATGGACATTGGAACACTCTGATGGCTGCGACAAAATTTCAGCCGCCTCCGACCTATGCAATGCCGGTCATTGAAGATGTACGGACTAAGTCTCTCGTCTTCAACCCCATCTGGCTTAAATGGTTTCTTGACCTGAGTCAGAACCTCGGCAGTGGTGGCGCAGGGGGCGGGACTGTTATAAGCGTCACTGCCGGGGCAGGTCTAGACGGCGGTGTGATTACGGATACTGGAACTGTCAGCCTCAAGAACGTAGGCACGGCGGGGACTTATAGTAGAGTTACGACTAATCAGTACGGGCAAGTTACTTCCGGCACTTCGGGCCTGAGTGTGACGATCACAACTGCGTCTATAAGTGTGACTGGAAGCACTGGCAGCATGACCTTTACTGGCGGAATACTTACAGCGCAAACACAAGCTACATAAAGGAACTCGATGGACACGTTAAAAACTTGGGTAGAAGAAGCAGCTTATCGGAAGACTCCTGTGCAGGAAGAGCACTCGATTCGCATCGCGTTGCTTGAACAAGCGATGCAGAATCTTGCGAAGGAACTGCGCGGCATCAATGGAAACATTTCAAAACTGATTTGGATTGCCGTGACAGCTGTGGGGCTGGCAGTGGGACGTTTCATTATCAGCGGCGGCCTGAACGTCTAATAAAGGAGAATTGATATGAGCTATGGATCAGATACTTATGGCGGTGCTCCTGAGGGTGTGGGAGGCGGGGATTTTGGCGGCGGCTACGCAGGCGGTGGTGGGACTGACTACGGCCTGGGAACAGGGACACAGCAGGGGCTGAATGTTGGCTATGATGACAGTCAAGGATATGGCTTCAACACAGGTACGGATGCTGGATTTAACCCAGGTGGATATGACATCGGCGGGGGCCTTGGCTATGGGCAGGGGATTGGCCAGGATGCTAACTATGGAATGAATTACGCAGACTTCTCCTTCGGGTCTATGGGAGAACTCGGCCAGGGTCTGCAAGCGAATCCAAATCCAAACTTCGGTCCGATGGGGTTTAGCCAGCCGCTTGGGGTCTCGGCTACTAACACGCCTTTTACACGACAGGAAGAACCCGGTTTCTGGGGATCAAAAGCGCAAAAGGCGCTGAGTTTCCTCGCAGGTTTTCACCCGGTAACCGCCGGGATAAATGCTGTAGCCGGAGTACTTAATTCGCAAGACCCTGTTAAGGCAGGCATTCAAGGATTGCTTGGACAAATCAGTGGCATTCCTGGCATGGTAGCGCAGACGGCCTATGGCGCGTATAACTCCAAAGACCCTGCTGGTTACGTCGGTAATACGGCTGCAATGACAGGTGCAGGATTCCTCGGAAGTACCATTGGCGGAGCGCTAGCAGGCTCAGTGGGGGCTAAACTTGGTTCAGAGGGAATGCGAGGATTAGTAGGAGATAACATGAGTCGTGACACTGGCGTTTATGGGGATGTAAGTCCTATGGCAGAAGGGCAGGCACAAGCTCGGGCAGCTATGGCTCGGGAGGGCAGTGGCCCGCAGGGAGGCATGGGCGGCAGGAACTGGACGGATACTCTTATGAGTCTGGGGACGGGTTTGTATGGGATGTATAAGTCAAATCAGCAGCAAGAACTCGCACGACAAGCTGTTGGCGGGTCGGCTCCCTGGACAGCTTCTGGGGGTAGTGCACTCGCAGGCGCGGAATTGCAACGTGTCCTGAAAGGGGACTTGGCTAATGATCCTGGATTTAAACTGGCTCAGCTATCCGCCGCCCGAGCCAGCTCGCAGCAACCCGGGGGCTTCGCAGCCTCCGCGGCAGCTAACGCGGCCTTGAAGTATCAGATGGAACGGATGCAGGCTCTTGGTGCTCCGGCAGGCGTAGGGTTTAGCCCGGCGTCTGGATACCAGTTAGGATTGCAAGGGGAACGGGATGCTGCCGAGACGGCGCGGCAAGCTATGGGAAACATTAACTTCGGCGTGGCTGGAGGCGGTGGTACGCGGGAAGCTAGCATTCCACCGTATCTGCAAAAGTGGCTGATTGAGCAAGGCATGGGGGGTGGTCCAAATGGCTGATTTCTTCGGCGCCCAGGGAATCATTGCAGCACGGGAGCTGCAAAATGCGAATCTTCTCACGGGACTTAACGCTCAGAAGATGCTTGGTGACATTGCTATGCAGCCGCTGGAGATGCAGGATAAGCAAGCACTTGTGAGGACGCATCAGGCACAGGCGGATGAGGCAGCTTCAGCTGTGGAGTCAGCCCGGCAAACACGCCAGTTGCAGATGCGGTTTCTAGAAAGCCAGCAGGAAGATGCGGCCAGGCGGCAGATGTCTGAAGCGGCTGCAGGGCAAGGGAAGATTGCAACGGTGGGAGATCTGCCAGTAGGCGGGTCGATTGTCAAGGCTTCGCAGGCAGATGAACTGGAGAGGTATCTGGAGTTCACGAAGGGAGCCCTTCCACTGGATCAGCAGGCGAAGCTTCGTGGGGATATTGCAGGGATTAAACAGAAAGAAGCAGCGGCGGCTTCGAGTCAGGCGAGTGCCAGCCTGAACGAACACAAACAACGTGTGCAGCAATTTGAACTTATCGGGAATATCGCAGGAGCTGCGGGGGCGAGCGAGGCTAACTACAGGGCGGTTATGATGAGCCCTCAGCGACAGTTGCTCCCACGGGAACTTACAGGGAACTGGAGGACTGACGCTCCGGTACTGCGGGCGATTGAGATGGCAAGTCAGGACTCGATCAAGCGAGCTGGTCTTGCAAGGGAGCAGCAGGACTCGGAGTCGAAACGGCGGCTGGACGAGGCGCGAAGGGCAGAGGCTGTCGCGCGGGGGGACAATCTCAAGGTGCAGGGGAAGACGCTGAAGAGGGACTACGAGCAGCAGACTAAGACCGGGGGGAAATACAGTCCCGAGGCACTTGCGTTGAAGAAGGCGCAAACGGAGAACTTGATTAGTCAGCGACAGGCACGCGACGCAGAGACCTACCCGTTATTACCTTTAACAGAGAAGGGTGTAGATATAGGGCAAGTCTACACAGCGGCTAACGGGAAGTTGGTAAGGGTAGTGGGACTGAGGGAGGACGGCAAACCTCGTCTGGAGGCCTACGATAATCCCGCTGACCTTGGTGGTGCTGACACCGAAGGAGATCTTAATGACGAATGAAATTTCGTGGGAAGAGGCTACTGGGCAACAAACTTTAGTAGCCCCGGCTAATGCTTCTGGTAATGGCAGGGAAGTCTCCTGGGAAGAGGCAACCGCAGCTGGCCCTGCGCAACCCAGTTTATGGGAACAGGCTAAGACTGCTTTTACCGGCGTTAATGAAGTTCTTCAGCGTCCTGCGACTCCGGTCATGTGGGGAGGGGAGGTGAGGGGGCAAGCCCAGAAACCCCCGCTTCGTGGGGATCGTGCGCTGAATCAGTTCGAGCAGGAGATTAAGGCACTATCGAATATGCTTGTGGGAATTCCAGGCGGAGCCACAGGCGTCGCAATGGACATTGGCTCGAGGGCTAGTTCGCTGGCCATTGGTGAAGATGCCAAGGCGGCAGGCGTTCGGGCCAGGGCTACGGCAGAGAATACGAATGCCCTGTGGGGGAAGGTCACGGGGGCGCTGGGGCTGACGCAAGATGCCAGTGGGTCGAAGATTGAGGAGTGGATGGGCAAGGGGATGGAGTGGTCAGATGTGCAGGGAGCGCAAGCCGAAGCAGCTACGGGCGGTGTCGTGTCAAAGGAGACTGTACAGTCCGTCCGGGATACTCTGCTGAATGCGCTTGGAGTACGCGGGCTGAGTCCTAAGGGAATTGTTAAAGGGCGCGCTCCGAAGCCGGGGGAAGGGACAGCTGATGCACTGAGTGCGGATGCAGCCATTCGGGAGTCAAAGGTACGAGTGGCCGAGTCTGCCGCGACTAAGGCAGTAGAAGAGGTCGCCGCAGGGAAGGCGAAGGCTGAGACAGTCCAACGGGTTTATGAGCAGGCGATTAAGAACCGGACGCCTCTTGAAGATGCCTGGGCAGGGAAAGCTCCGAAGGCTGAGGCAGGATCGAGTCCTGCCTGGGAAGGGATGGTCAGAGGGTTGGTGGAGGAGCCGAAGCCAGTTCCGGAAGGCCCAGGACTGACTCCGAAGACCCGGCTGGCTGAGCCGACCGTGATTGGTGCTGCACCGGATCTGGTAGAGTCGGGCATCTCGAAACTCCGCGAGGGCAAACTGATCTCGACGCCGGAGGCCAAGGCCATCCGTGCGCTCAAACCCCTGCCTGACCAAGGCGTGATCGTAGGGCCGAATGGGAAGCCTTACTTCCAACGCGGTGCGGTTGACCCTTCGTTGCTGAAGGTACTTGGACTCATGGGTGTAGGGGCGGTGGCAGGGACGGCACTTTATAACTGGTGGCAATCTTCGGGTGGATTATCCGGGGATAATGCGCGCGATGTTGGGCTGGGAACTGGCGCAGCTCTTGCTGCTCTTGTAGCTGGTAAGGGCCCTGTTGGTAAATCCGCTCAGTTAGGAGCTATCGTGTTACGCAAATCCCCTACGATCTTTGACAAGATGTCTGCGCCGGAGCTGGTCGCCGCGATGAAAGCAGGCGGGAAGGAAGCGGAGGGAGCGGCTCGAGCTATCCATGACGCTACTCGGACGAAGTTAGAACGCAGTCTTTACTCCTTCAAAGATAAGATTGATGTTGAAGATGTGGTACAGGAGGTTTATAAGAACACTTTCCAAGCCATGTCGGAAGGGAAATTTAGAGGAGATTCTGCCCTTGATACTTATATGTACAGGACGGCGCAAAATCTAGCCTTAAACGCTGCGCGGAACCGTAAGACCACACCTGAGTACACGGCTAAGTCTGCGCTTGAGGGCCCTGACGGTGAAGTCACAGACATTGCAGAGACCCTGTCTAGCGAAGGAACTCGCTCCCCGGAGGAGATGCTGAACAACCAGCAGATGATCGGGAAGATGCAGGCGGCGATTGAGAAGCTTCCTGAAGATCAGCGGAACGTGTTTGAGATGGCAGAGATAGATGGGATGCCGTATGAAGATATTGCAACACAACTAGATATTCCCATTGGTACAGTACGCTCGCGGTTGGCGCGTGCTAGGGATAATTTACAACAGTCTCTCAGAGCCTATAAACCCGAACGGCAGAGCGGGAAGGTGGATCAGGGATTACTTGAGACCGCAGGCTTAGCAGCCGGAGGCGCGCTACTCGGGGCAGGCTTGGCAGATGACGGCAGCAAAGGTGCCATTGTCGGGGCACTAACTGGGCTTATTGGGAAGGGACTTTACGGTACAGCTCCCGGACGCGCTGCGGTAATGCGTGGAACGACGCGCCTGTCCGAGGTACTGCCCGAACTTCGCAGGGCTACGCGAGATATGGAAGTTGCAGCAAGTAAAGAAGTCTCAGCGGCAAGCGAGGCTATTTCTTCTTTTATTAAACCCGCAAAGGCCCTGTCGAAGGAACAGTATGCGAAGTTAGACGCAGCTTACTCGGCCGCAGACCCCGTCGAGCTGAAGGCTGCGATGCAAGGTGCGCCAGAACTCGAGGCCGGTTATACTAAGGTTCGTGAATTTCTTCGGAAGACTGAGACGACTTTAAAAAGTTTTGGTAGGTTTAAAGAAGGGATTCCAGACTACCTTCCTTTGATGGTAAAGGATTACAAGGGGCTGATGGAAGTACTGGGGCAAGAGGTTAAGATCGGTCTGGACAAGTACCTGAGTAACGCTAACCTGAAGTCGCTGAAGGAGCGCGGAACAGGACTGAATGAGGTGGAGAAGTCCCTGTTGGTGAATGATTATTTGATTAGAGACCCTGCGACTTCATACCTGCCGGGCTTCGCTAAGCATCGGCGGCTGAAGATGACTGATGCAACGCGGCCATTCTATCACACGATGGAGGACGCCCTGATCCATTACGCTCACGCTGCGGTGGAAGATATTGCCGAGGCTAAGTTCTTCGGGAAGGATCTACGAACTAGCAGGCGTGACGGGCAGCAGTACACCAATTTAGACAACTCAATCGGCGCCTTCACTCACCGGGCTATGGAGGAGGGACGGATGACGCCGGAGCAAGCGGTGGAAGTTCAAGCTGTTCTGCGCGCTCGGTTCGGTAAAGGAAAACAGGCTCCCTCCGGCTGGTTACAGGATGTACGAAACGTCTCGGGCGTAGCGTTACTTGGACAGGTTGGATCAGGCTTAATCCAGACCTCGGAAGGACTGCTGTCTACTTACCATCACGGGATTCGTCCTGCGGTAGAAGCTGCTGGAATGCTCATTACACGAAAGGGGATTAAACCCTCCGAGTTCGGGCTGGCTAACCACGTTATTGAAGAGGTAATCGGAAAGCGCCCTACGGGGCAGGCATTGAGTCTTGTACTTAAAGCTAACTTGCTTGCAACCCTTGACCAGTTGGGGATGTCGCAGAACCTGACTGCTAGCTTCGTTAAAAACAGACGGCTTGCTGAAACTCCAGCAGGACAAGCGAAGCTAACGGAGAAGTGGGGCGCTGACTACGGCCCTGACATGCCACAGTTGATTAGGGAATTGCAAGCATCTTCGACAAAGTCTCGTACACCACTGGTTGACTCGCTGCTGTATCAGGAACTGTCTGACGTTCGCCCGACCTCACGGATGGAGGCGACTGAACTGTACAACGCCCACCCGAATGCTCGGATGATGTATCATCTGAAGCAGTTCATGCTAACTCAAGCCGATGTCATGTACAGGGATGCGTTTAAGAAGATCAAATCCGGAAATCCTAAGCAGGTGGCGGTAGGGCTGAAGAACCTAGCGTTATATTCAGCAGCACTATCAGTCGCCGTGATCCCCTCGGACGCGATTAAGAACTGGGTTATGGGGCGCGGATTGAAGCTTGATAAGATTGACTACGTGGATAATTTCATTAGAAACTTTGGGCTATCTCGTTATACTTCAGATAAAATCATGGCAAGTAAGACTCCGGGGGAAGCTGTAATCACAGCAGGAGAAAGGATGCTTACACCACCTGCTTTTAGCGTAGGAAAAACTTTAATGAAAGGTGTCAGTGACCCGAAGGAGTTAGCTCCACTCGTCCCTCTTGGCGGTAGGATTGCTTACAACAGGTACCTCGGAGGGAACGAGAAGGCAGCGACAAGGGAGAAAGCCCAAGCTCGTATTGACCTTCGTGATGCCAGTGAAGAACGCAACCCCGCACTTAAAGCAGCTCGTCTACGGAAGGCGGAGCGCGCGAAGAAGAAAGCTGCACGTAACTCAAGGAGTGGATCATGACAGGTAAAGCTGATTTTTGGACGGCGGGAGACTGGAACGCAGTCTGTTACGAGTGCGGCAGGAAGAGGAAGGCCTCAACACTCAAGCGTAATTGGCAAGGATACTACGTTTGCGCAGAGCACTGGGAACCTCGCCAGCAGCAGGACTTCGTACGCAGCGTCCCTGACGTTATTACTCCTCCGTGGGCGCAGCCACCTTCTGACACTTTCCGCATGATCTGCTCTCCCGCAGGTCGTCAGGGAGTCGCAGGACTAGGGGAAGCTGGATGTGCTATCACTGGCCTTGATCTTTCAATCCGTTAATTTAAGGAACAATTATGACTTCAACTGTTTTTGTAGATAAGAGTACTGTCATCGAGGCCGACTGGCTTCAAGATGTCAATGACCACGTTTACGCTCCGCCTGCCCCGCCTGTGGACGGGACGTTAGGGGGGCTGACAATTGGCAGTATCACACTGGATTCGACCACCCCACTTGCAAAGATCACGACAGTTGACACCAACCCCCTGGGCTGGAGCGCCGACATTGGGACGATGTACGTAGAATTCGACATTACTTTTAACGGCTATTTTGCAGCGAATCCTAACGGTCACATGGCCGTTGTGACTCGTTGCAACACAAGCGTGATTGAAACCTCCGTTCAGGGCCAGGGTATTGCAATCGGGAATGCGACTGGATTCCCTGCTTACCCCAACACGCTTAATCCGACAGTGTTGCTGGAGACCTGGATGAATGCGCCGCTGGTCGCGCCAGTAGGGAGTTACACCTACCCGAACAGTGAGACCGCCAGGAGCCTGGGGTTGCAGGATAACGTCCCCTACAAGATCGGCATTTCGTCCAGCAAGGCAGATGACGGAAATCGTTATATTCGCTACAGGCTCTGGTCAGTGGAAAGCTACGGGGAGTTTAAACTCCAGCGAGACACCGGAGACGTGCTGGACTTTAACGTCTGGGCCGACTTGACGCAGAGCGGGCTGACGTTCGGGTATGTTTTCAGCTCTGACCTGTACCCCTGGTCTATTGACATCACTAACTTGCGAGTCGTATGGGGGCCATTCGAGAAAGCCTCGTCAGACCTAACCTACACCCTGTCACGCTATGGTGCGCAGATGGAAGGGGACTTGGAATTCATTGGCCTTGGCCGCAGGATTCTGGTCCCCGATAACGCAGGGCCGTCGCTGGTAGACTCGCTGACCGTGCAGGCTAGTGTGTTGAACGCCGCCACGACGTTGGTTTTTAAGCCGAACGGCACCGCAAAGATTGCAAACGTAATCTTCTCCAATGATGGAGCTTCCGATACAGCTTATCAAGCACTTGTCGTCGGGGCAGAGGAGACGCGGACAGCAATCAAGAGTTTTAATCTAGGCCTTACAAACCTGGACATTGATATTGAGGTTGGCCTGGGTAATAAGGTTGCATCATTCGATGACGTAGGCGTCTCTTTGCCTGCCGCGATGCGTTTAGGAGTTGCTTATAACGCCGGACCTTCCCTACTAACCTCGACTTTCATCCAGTCCACCACTCCGAATACGCCTACGAATCTCGTAGTGAAGCCGAACGGATTCGCCAGTACTGCTACCTTGATGTTCTCAAATAACTCAACGTCGGATACTGTTTACGACTCCTTAGTTATTGGGGTGACTTCGACGGAAGCAGTGTTGTCAACTCTGACTGCAGGCGGGGGGACTGCTTTGGACATAGCTCTAAAGCCCGGTGGCGTGGTTACAGCTACTATCACTCCAACGGGTATCAAGATGTTCGCAGCAACAAAGACCATCGGCGTCGTGATTGGCTGGTCAACTAACTTAACTTCTTGGGGAGGTACTAACGCAAACACTTATTCAACCACTGCGAACATAAGCGTAGACTCAAGCTGCGCTGTCGGAACGATTGCAGGCATTATTGGAGGAACGTACAGTGCAGCAGCAATTGAGACTGTCGTACGACCTCTCTGGTGTATGCTGTCGTTCCTTGTTAAAAACCTTCAGGATAAAAAAGTAATATGATTTACATAATTCACTTCACCCAGGAGCAACTGGGCATCATTGACCAAGCTCTGCAACAATTGCCTTATAAGCTAGCAGCTCCCATGATTGATCATGTTAATAAGGAGATTCAGGCCAGTCTTCTTGCGGCGGCGGAAGCTGTGAAGGAGAAACTTGAATGAGTTATGTTTATGCCCCGCTGATCGGGCTACTGGTAGGACTGCTGAGTCTTACCTGCCCGGTGCTCACGCTCTTCGCGCTTCCTTTTGTACGCTGGGACGCGGAGGCTGATGAGGAAGGTGTGATCAGGGGGGATCTCCCCGCTTGGCTCAGCTGGCTATCTACCCCTGACGAACGACTGCCCGGCGGGATGTACGAAGCTGCGCATAAGGAACTGTATCTTAAATATGGTAAGTGGGTGGCTAGCTGGTACTGGCTAGGGGTTCGTAATCGCCTGTTCGGGCTATCCGGGCGGCTAGGAATACCAGCGGAGGAATTCATCCCTGATGTACGAGGCTGGTATAGGAAGGGACGAGTATGGCAGTGGAGTACTCAGCTCGGAGTTACCCGCTTTGTCGTAGGCTACCAAGTGTACAGGCCGCTGAAAGGCGAACTTTACGCAACGCCTGTGTTTTCAATTAAGCTGAGGATGTAATGATTTGCGCGAATTATTTTAACATAACACGCGCAAACTTTTACATTACTGTGTCAGGCGTGATGATACCTCTCTTGGGAGCGGCCTGAACTGCCGTAGCTTGCAGCATAATCCCCTGAGCAGTCGATACCATCTTGAGCTGGCCTGAGTTCAAGCACCCTTGAAGAATCCCCTCGAAGTCCCGGAAGTCCGGGAAGTAGAGGTGGATCATCTTGTAAGCTTCGTGGTAAGGGACAGACCCCTTGCGTGTGACGAAGTCGATGAAGCGCTCTGCTTGCATTGAGTCCTCAGTACGACCGATGCGCGAGAAGACTCGTGGCATATCTTGTTCCAAGTCCTCCAGCATCGTGTTAGCAAGCTGGAGGTCTTCCACCCCAATGAGTAAGTCAGCGGAACGGGAAGCGCTCAGTACCATTGCGACCTTGTGCATATGAGTCTGCTTACGGGCGGCGTAACCCTCCAGCATCTGATCATCCATGCGGGACGAGGCGGTTTCCCAGAAGTTCTTATACCAGTCCTTCCCCCAGGCACGGGCAGCGGGGGAGATCTTGAACTGGCCTGTGAGCATGGCGATCTGTTCGAGGTCTTGGATTAGCATAGTCTTTAAAGTTTCGTCTCCCTTGGATACTTCCTCGTCAACGTAGGCAACGTAACGCTCCTTGGTGTCACCATAGACAAAGAGGCAACGGGAGGAGAGACCGCCGCCAATCATAGCCTGGGGCATGTTGTCAGCGATCCAATGCGGGGTAGTGCCAGCTTGCAGATTGATCCACGGAGCTTCGACGACATCGTTGCCCGACATCTTCGTGATCTTTTCGTAACTGCGTTTCCCGTCCCAGAGTTCGATCAGGAGGTTAATCATCTCCTTGTCTTGCAGGTTAAGCAGAGAGCCTAGCTCTGACGCGACGAGGGTCAGAGGAGACATCGGCACCCACTCTCCTTGGTACTCGAAGGACTCCGAGGCCGCTGCGAAGGCCGTGACTAGGGCCTGCCAGGTGATAGCGTTCGGCCCGAACTTGATTCCCGGGACTTGCTTGAGCAGGTCGGTGGAGATGTCGATAGTGGTGGACTTGGCCACGATGCCGGGGGGAGCTACGAATATGATGTAGAAACTGGGATACCAACTGAACCGTTTCATGTCAATCCAGACACGGCGACGCAGGCATCCGGCTACTGTGCCCACAGCGCTCCAGAAGTGCATTCGCTTGGGAGCCTCAGTGACTGACGCGTACTCGAGGTAGGCTGGGATCCAGTCTTTAAAGTGACGGGTCATGATAGTTGTATCCTCAATTCAGCTTTTACTCGCTGTAGGCACGCCCAGGCAGCTTGTGGAGTATCACCCCAACCTTTCGGTGACACGTTACCCCAATAAGGATATTGAACAATCCACATACCGCACCAACGCTTGAAGTGAGGTTTAAATGAAATCATTTAGCAATCCCCCCAGGATACGGTTGAAGTCTTAACACCAGTTGGGATAATGAGGGGATCATCATAAGGAATCTCGATGCGCGAATACTGCTCCATCAGGGGTAATATAATATGTGAGCGATGGGTCGGAAACTGCCCCGCCAGAGAGTCGTGAACCTGTAAAAGGACTTGCAACTCCGGGATGTTCTTGTAAAACGACGCCCAGATTTTGTTGATCAAGATCCCCACAGTAGACTGCGGCACCCATGCTAATGCTTCTGGTAGCATAGCCTCTAACCTGTCGAAAATAAACCATTTATAACCCCACTTATTCTCTACAAAACGGTGCCTATTGATCTGGTCGAAGGTACGGTCATGCCACTTCTTGATGCCTGGGTGTGCGCCGAACCAGTACTTCTGTGCCGCGTCGATTTCCTGCACCGTGCGACCAGTATGCGCAGCGACGGTCTTGGCCCCGCCGCCGTAGTCAGTTGCGTGAGCAAAGACCTTGGCGAACTCGCGAGCGTGACGAAGATTATAGCGATGTTCCTTGTACTTTGGATGCGTTTCGATCAGCTCGTCGATTGGCGGCGGATCTTTCTTCGCGATGATATACGCATTGAGCAGGTGCATATCCACCCCACGCTTAAGGGCTTCGATCCAGTCAGCCTCCCCGGATTCCCTCACGACGATCTGCAAGTCTGCACGATCCAAGTCCATATCGAAGAAAGTAAAACCCTTGTCAGGAACGTACATAGACTTGATGTTAGGCAGGCGGAAATCCATACTGCCCCGAGCAGCAGCCTTGCCGGAGGACTTGGACTTCTCTGAAGGAATGGTCTGCAAGTTTCCACCACTTCCGAAGGGGTTCTTAGATGAGCTAAGGCGGTATGAATACGGGGCCGACTTGCCGCCGGCATCTCCAGCTATGTTGAAGGAGCAACGCATCCGGCCATCCTGATCCAGCGGCATCATCACGAAGTCGCCGTAGAATTTATGCAAGGTACGGATGTCTGCAATGGCGTTACAAATTGGACGGATAAGGGGTTCTTTAGCTGCGAGCTTAGACAAGGCCTCATCATCGCAGGTCGGATTCATTTTCGTGTGACCGTTCGCTATGACGCGCTTGTAGATTACTGGTTGCTTAAGGTCATCATAGAACAGGGCCTGCATCTGCTTAGGAGAGGCCGGGTTGATCGAGTGGCCGAGGATGTTGAACAGGAATGCTTCACGCTTGGACAGCTCTTCCTGAATGTCGATAGCCATCTGGTTCTTGGTGGTAGGATCAATCCGTACTCCTGTAACCATAGCCTTGAAGACGGGCATGAAAAGAGACTGCTGGGTCCTGTCTACCTCAGACAGGCCAGAAGAAGAAAGTGCCCGTGTCAGCACCTCTCCGCACTCTCGGGTGTAGATACAGTCTTGCAAGTTGTAAGTCCAGCGTTGTTCCTCGGGGACGTCCGAGGCGATCTTTCCCTCCTCTTTCCAGTAGACGTACCAATCCGCGTACATGGAGGCGAGGAAGCCAAGACCCTTCGGAAGGGCGCAGAACATAGAATGCTGACTGATCATCGTATCTTGGCCCCCGTGAGGGATGAAGTGCCAATGGCGGAGAACGTACTGAGCATCGTACAGTCCGTTCTGCCAGCGAATGCGAACGTTCTTGTGGGAGAGAAGGCGATAGATCTGGTAGACTACGAGAGCTTCTTCCCCGGCTGACCAGTATCCTTCAGGTTTTCCTCGCGCTACGAAGGGAATGCAGATAGCCTCCGTACGCGACCAGCTGAGTCCGATGCAGTCGATGTGACCATACCGTGTCTCGATGTCGAAGTCGATCCAGACTTCATTCGGGCAGGTCTCGGCTTGGCAACGAAGCTTTTGTAGGGTGTTGATAGTAGTGTCGAGGGAAGGTCGAACGATGAACTTCCAGGCCGGCTTATTGTCATAAGTCTTCGTAGTCATATGACGCTTGACTCTTCGAAGATCCGACAGGACTACGGCCCGCTGAGGCCAGTCGCGCAGCACCATCCCTGGGGTAAGGGTGGGGATGAGCTTGATACCCCGGTACTCGAGCAACGACCCCCTCCACTTCGACACGCCCCAGTTTCCGCTAAGCATCCAACAAGCTAGGTTTCCCATAGCTATGATGATGTTCGGCTGGACCATATCTATCTCAGCTTGTAGGGCCAGCCAACCTTCATGGATCTGGTGAGTACAGTAGAGGTTACGAAGTAAGAAGTGCTTGGGGCCAATGTCCTTTTTTTTCAGGGCGATCCACTCAGAGAGCTGGCCGCGAGGAGGCCGCTCCTTGCAGGCGAGGGTTGTGTAGCAGTCAGCTCGCATGATACCGGCTTCATGGAGTAATCTGTTTAATTCCATCCCCGAGGCACCATCGAAAGGAACTCGAGCATTGTCACCGGGAAACTCCCCGACGATCATAACTCGTGAGGGGATTGAACCCTCGCCGAAGACCTTCATGTAGGAATCTCCTCGAATAACTTGCGAGCTGCTACGGCTTTCTCGTAGGAGACGCCTCGGTAGAGTACAAGACGCTCCCCACTTAAAGTACCGCGGGCTACCCATACATTTTCAAGCTTATTGTAAGTGACTCCTGCGACTCCGCTGGTATTATCGTTTCGCTGACGCCTGTTGTTAGCCTGCTGCACCGGGGTTTCCCAGCGACAGTTAGCTTTTGTATAGTGCCCATCATTATCTATGCGACCTAGGGAGTACCCAGGAGGAGCTTGCCCCATGTCCTCTAAAAAGTTCGCGTAGCTTTCCCAGCGTTCACTGTAACCAATGCCACGACCCCCGTAGTTTTTATACTTTAGTTCGTTAGGATTTGTACAACGCTGACGTAAGCCAACCCAAGCTTTATAGGTCTTGCTTCCACGCCCGGTGCTCATAGTCCTAACTCCAAATCAAGTTCCGCTTGTGCCCGCAGTTTACTTATACGGTCTACTACAATTCCGTAGCTTGCAGTATCAATTTCAATGCCAGTTGCAATACATTTAAGTGAGTGTGCTGCAACGATTGTAGAGCCTGAACCTACAAAGGGGTCAAAAACCGTGTTACCGGGCAGACAAGTTCTGGACAAAAGGTCTTGCAATAAAGCAACTGGTTTTTGGGCGGCATGGCCTGCGTTAGCATCGGGGCCGTAATCAAGTACGTCTCCAAGCATTTTGAGTACAGGGCGTTTTCCCTTAACTGCATAAAGGATTGTCTCAAATTTACGTTGAGGCCCACTTTCTGGCCAGGGGGCTCTCATGCCAGTCTTTTTATACCAGATTAAGGGAGTTCGAAACACTTGCCAGCCCGCCGCACGAAAACGCTCCCGTGTGTCCATGAACTTATCAATGTCACAAAACCAGTACATATGAGCCTGAACTTTAGCTAAACGAAAGAGTTCGGTTTCGCAGACCCTGAGAATGGACTCGTATAATTCAGGTGTGTCAGCATAGCCATGCGCACCTGCTGCCACTCCGCCGCTATCTCCGAAGGAGTCGGCACCCATTCCATAGGGACTGTCTGTGAGGATGCAATCAAACTGTTCTGCAGGGGCAGTTCGCATCCATGCAAGGGAGTCTTCGTTAAGTGCTCGGTGCATGGAGGCACTGAAGGTTTTTCCGACTGATGCACCAAGGGCACGGGACTTTTCATGAGCTTCTTCCTTCTTGAGAATTTTATAAGCCTCATCAACGGTTTTCGCTGCTTGGACGGCGGGATTTCCCAGGTGACGTGCAACGATAATTTCCCTCCGCGTGTTCTCTTGGTTAACACCGTCGGCGTTACCCCGAACTTCGATTGAAATATCTGCAATCGACGGAGCAGCTGTCCCGACTTGGAGTGCCTGAGCTTGCCTGAGTTTGAGGAGACGTGCATGAGCTGCTGCCCTTTCTTGCCAGGTTAAATTCTCGCGTTGAATGTTCTCGTCGAGCTCGGCTTCCTCTGCTGCGAGAGGGTCGAGGTCGGAGAGGAGAGTGTATGGGATAGAGTTCTTCGTAACCATTTCCCCGTCGTGCATGAACTGGCCGCCGAGGTCATAAATGTCCTGGATGGCACGGAGGCGGCGTTCACCTGCAACAAGGTAGTAATCATCCCCGATGACACGGAGGACGATGGGATGTAACAATCCCTTCGACTGAATCCCGTCAGCGAACTCGTGCAGCTTGGCCGGGTCGAACAATTTCCGCTGGCGGTCGGCGGCTACCTTGATGGCCTGGATGTGAATGCACTTCATAAAAATTTCCTTGTTGTTGGATGTTCGAGGGGATTATGGTAGAATAATTAGCGCGAATGCAGCCAGTTGAACAACCGCCGCAGAGCATACGACCTGACCAGTGACACAAGAGTGAAGATAATCCCTATGGCAATGTTACTCGCCATAGGGATGTGAATGTTGAAGAGAGGGAACACTGCAAGCTGCGCCCCCAGAGCTATCCCGTAACCGAGGAGGACGTTAACCCCGGCTTCGAGAAGGGACTGGAGGCGCGTTTGCATCAGCTCGGCAGGACGTTACCGACGCGCTCTTGAATCTGGCCTTCGTAAAGTTCATGATTGATCTTCACGTTGACCATCTTCCCTTGCAGCTGGCGCCACGACCACGGCACGCCAGCGACGTTGGTGCCAGTGGCATCACGGTAGTCCTTCTGGCGACGGTTCTTCCCCTTGCTGTTGTCGAGGCCGCCGGACTCGTTCAGGTCCAGGAAGGCCCGGTCGGTAATGGTCAGCTCCTGCGGCAAGCCCAGGCCTTGAACAGACGCCGGGACTTGGATGCGCAGAGGAATCAGCATGGAGATCCAGGGCTGACCTGTCCGATCTCCCTTGCCGATGGTGCCGCTGTCAGTTTTGATTTCCCCGATCACCGCCATGTAGAAGCCGTTGGCGCTGTCAGGGTTCTCCGTCGGGAGAGGGGGACGCTTCTCGTTTGCCTCGTTGACCTGGGCGTCGAGAAACATTTCCGGGTTGAATGCTGAAGTCATGGTACAATTTCCTTAAAATGGAAGGGATAAAATGGGAGCTGTTAGCGTCGCTCCCGAACACGCTTCTTATAGGTACGTTGTTTTCTTCCCAGTCAGCTTGACCTGAATCTGGTTCGCGTAGGACTGGAAGGGGGAGCCGAGTTGCTCCATAGCTCCCCTGATCCAGTTGAGGATTTCCTTCTGAGAGTAGCCAGGGGCCTGAGGGACCTTGACCTCGACGGAGAGGGTGGTGAAGGATTTGCGGGTCATTTCTTAGTCTCCTTACGTTCCCACAAATGTACGGCGGGCTTGGCTCCTGGCTTCTTATGTGGAAGAAGTCTCGCCGCAGCGCCTTTAAAAATATCCTGTGCTTGAACTTCCGTATCTAAGTCCGTACGCAGAAAGTAATGATACCCCTGCCCGTATTGGACCGATACTGCAAATTTACTTACAAGCATCTTAGCCTCCCCGTTTCAGCCATACGTCCATGATCGAGGCGAAGTCGGGAGTGATCTTCGAACGATACCCCAGAGAGCGCGTCTTACAATCAACTCCATAAGCCGCCGTGTCCCAGAAGAACTTATCACCGTCCCGAACTGTGTAGATCAGGTCGGAGAATAAGGTAGGGATTTCCGTGGCCAAGGCCTTACCAATAGCCTTGATCATGACCTTGGTGGATTGAGTCACCGGATCGGTCTCCCTGTCCACGTGGGCAGTCATGACGAAGGGGCACTCAAGTCCCTGGGTGCAGAGGCGCAGGAAGTTCATCAGGTTCGACTGGGCAATGCCGTAGTCCCCCGGCGATGCCATAGGGCGCGAGCCAATCTGCATCTTGAAGGCCGCATTTGACAACTCGGTGAGGGAGTCAATCGCGAAGATGCGATTACGGGGGAAGCTGTCTACTGGCCCGAGTTCCTTTCCTGTCCGGTCGTCCTTGAAATTGGCGCAGCTGTTGAGGATCTTCCAAAACGCGTTGTTGTCTCCGCCTCGGTTACTGTCGGTGGACTTGGCCAGGGCTTCGTAGCTGAGCTTTCCTACAAGGTCGGCGGCGTTGATCAGGGCTTTGAGGGAGATCGGTTTCGTCGCCTGTTGATGCCAATAAACGCAATCGGGGACAGGACGGTTATGATCCCTGTAGTAACCGAGCAGGGTTTCAAGACCGTTCTCCGTGAACAGAACCGCGACCTCGAAGCCATTCGCCGCTGCCCAATCGCAGAGCGTGCCGAGGGCGTAGGTCTTGCCTGTCCCGCCGAGTCCCATGAGGCATATCTTAGGGCCGAATAATGATTGCTTGTCTTTCGTGACGAGCGTGTCAGGTGTGAGGGGGGTAGTCATATCTTTCTTTCGTAGTGGTTAATCAGAATCTCGAATTCCCGTCGGATAAACTCCTCCGAGAACTCATTGTGTTCAGGCGTAAAGTCCGTCGTGGTGAGCGCGCCTGGGATTGACCAGACGTCCCGGTGCTTTCGGCAGGTTCCGTATAGGACAAGGAAGGGCCGGGTTGAGCCGTCTTCGTTGAGGGATATCCGTCTGGCCCAAATCTCCCCACACTGGCAGCAGAAGTAGGCGCGAGAAGACCAGTCGGAGCAGGCTCGGGTTGCCCCGGTGCTTCGGAACTCTCCGAGGTACTGGTCTTCGCAGATGATGTAGCCGTGTGGCATGGTGAGTCCTGTAGGTCTGGGACGAAGAATTTAGACGACCAGCGGTTCATTCGCCGTCCTCAATCAAAGTTTCAGTTCTGGCTACCGGATCCCATTTCCTCCGCTGGAACTGTTGCCGCAGCAGGGGGGTTGGATCACGCATCTGGCAGCACGACCTGAACGGGCAGCCCCCGTACTCCGCGCACGCATGGTCGAGGTTGTAGTCGAAGTAGCCGGACTCCCACGCTTGGATCATACGCTTTGTGTCGAGGAGGAGCTGGTCGTACCATCGGTCGATGAGCCACTGGGGGCGGTAGGTGATGGCTTCAAGGGTGTCGTACTTGGTCTTGAGAATCGAGACGCCACGGACAAGAAAGCCATCCAGCTTAATGCCAGCACGACCAGCGCCCCAGACGTAGCCAGTGAACTGAGAGCGAAGATCCCACTGCCGAGGCCACGAAGCGCCGAGTTGAGAAGTTGTCTTGTCGTCTTCACCTAGTGCCATCCCTTCATAGTTACACATCATGTCCATACGGCCACTGTACAGGATAGGATCACCTGTCTCCGGATTGGCGATGTCGATTGGTTCGAGAAAGTTGAATTCAATCCCGCGCTTACCTCCAGGGAGGGTCATGGGAACGGCCTTGTCTTCTCCAAGACGGTAGCGGGAGAAGTAGTACTCGAGAGCTCCGGCGGTGCGCTCAGCAGACTTGGCGGATTCCGGAGGGCACTGGAAGTCGCCATACTCCTTGAGCAGGACGCCGAGGCCCAAGGCTAGGGACTCGTCCGGGGACTTGCCATCGACGTAGTAAGCAACACGAGCGGCTTCGATGCCGGAGGCGTAGCACTTGCCTGCATGGAGATGGATGGATTGCTCGCCGGGTTTCCAGTGCTGGAAGAATTCAAGATTGGCCTTTTGAGGGCAGGACTTGAACGCCGCCATGAGGGAGGAGTCGAGAACGGAAGGGAAGGGAGGGCGAGTCATAGCGACGACTCCGTAGCCTCGGGAAGCATTTGTGGAACTGCAACTGCCTCCAGCAAATCTTCGCGCATCAATGCTGCAGTTTCCTTCGCGCATTCCACCAACGAGTCTGCGAGCAGCTTCATAATTTCGACTGCCTTGTCGTTGTTGACGCGGATTTTGACTTCCCCCGCAGGCCCACTGAAAGTCACGCTTCCAACAAGTTTGCCCTTATCAGCTCCCCACTCCTCGCGAGTGAGGTAGATTTGTTTCATGCTTGTAGCCATTTCTCTTCTCCAGTTTACTCGACGGTGAACTGCACCGACAACAGATATGGGTGGGGGTGGCCAGTGCTGGTCTCTGGCATATCGTGGTCTTACTCCCATAGCTGCCACAACATTGAGCGTCTACAGTTATCGCGCATCAGCCTACGCATTCACCCCCGTATTCTTACAGCCCCTCCAACTCTGAGAGCAAATCGTCCGAGTTAGCGATCACGGTCTTCTTCGCTCCGGCAGCACTTGCCCGCTTGGTGGCATTAGCACTAGCTGCTGCGTTCATGCGACCTGCGCGGAGGTGGACTATGGCTTCCTTCATCTCGTCAAGGGTCAAGGTACCTTCCGCGGCCCGAAGACGCCAGCCAGCGATTTTGCTTTGTAGCTCGAGTGGGACAGGGGTGCTCATGTTAGCCTCATTGGTTGGGTGATAGATACGGGGCCGAAAGCCTTGTAGAGACGCTCGGCAATGTACAAGCCTGCTGCACAGGAAATGACTACGCAGGTCACTGCGATAAGAGTCCTCATGACTCGAGCCTCAAGGTCAGTGCTTTAATCGCCTCAGGCGTCCCGGTGACTTGCAGTGTTCCGGGAGCGGAGCCTGTATAAGGAGCAAGATCAAGGGCTTGCTCTGCGAAGTGAACTTGCAGCAGGTCGATCAGAAAGCGAGAGTACGCTCCGTGAGGCACGCGACCTTCGAGTTCAGAGTACAGATGCCCGGACAACTTGACGAGCAAGGGCAGCGGCAAAGCTACGTTAAGGGCCTTCGAGGGGATAAGATTTGGTGTTTTAGCCATTTTGTGCTTTCTTTGCGCGATATTCGGGTGTTTCTCTATCCACGGTGAAATACCTCTAAGAGATCACCGAGCTTTCCAGGAGAGTTGTACAAGTACTGATACGCGGAAGCCTTGGCCAGCTGGCGTTGCATCTTCGTTACGCCGGCTGCCGGGGTCGAATACATCTCTGCCGCGACCTCGATGAAAGGATCTTTCCCCTCTGTCAGGGCCCTGCGAATGATTTCTTCAGTCTTCGTCATTTTCATCTCCTTCAAAAGTAAGGGGTTCAGAATCTTCGTCCCCGGACTGGACTTCGTGCCGAGTGGAGAGAAGATGCGACGTGACCAGATTTGCGACGGACTCTTCCGAGTCGCCTTCGATCTTGACCTGCGTCCACAGCGCTGGCGGGAGCCAGAGCGAGGTTGGTCTTACATTGAGGATAATCATACTTGTCCTAGTTGAGTGAGGAGGTCTTGAACCTGCACGGGCAGCATCCGGGGGAGGATGTCAGTGCCAGAAGGAAGTGTGATGTACTGGCCAGGGGAGCGAAAGGTCGTGGTTACGACAAGCTCTACGCGGTCAAGACGGCCCTCTCCGAAACAGAAGTCGAGCGGAACGTCCGAAGCTTCGAGGCCGAAGTCCAGGAGTTTAATCGACGCAACGCAGGGAAGGTCAATCTTCCAGGGAAGCTTGCGTTCGGAGGGAGCTTGCACTTCCGCTGGCCACTGGCCGGAGAGGTACTCCACGGAGCAGGACTCGGTCGGCGGCTTAACTTCCACTTCCCGCACGAGGCGACGAGCGTCAGGCACTGTCCGGTGCTTCCACTCGACGAAGTAACCGAGAAAGGACTGAGTCTCCTTGTGGAGAAGGCAGATGACCTGACCTCTGATCCAGTTAGCAGGGTTCGCATAGATGCCCTCGGAAGGGGCGGCTTCGGCCTTGGCAGGGGCCTTGGCCAGTTTCGCCTGCTGGCCACGCATGGCTGCCTTGGCCTCGCGGTACAGGTCGTCGAGGGAGATGTCTTGATTCATTTTCAACTCCGCTCTTCTACAGCTCTTGCTAAACTGCGCGTAAGTGAGAGTAAACAAGCTTTCGTAGCTCCTTTTACTTGCTCAAATTTCTTCCAGTTTTGTGCTGTGATTTCTTGGGCGCGTGTAGCTAAATAAGCTATATGCGCAGCCTCATTAGCGGTCTTTTTCAGTGAACTTTGATTCATGGTAGAGCCTCTCGGGAAGTTGGTGGTATTCGCGTGGATTATCCCGTCATAATCCGCGTTATGTGCATTGGACACGGTTTGCGCAAATTAGTTCCGCAGAGATGTGAAATATATTTATTACTTGATGCCGTGGGCGGCTTCGATGGCTCTGATTGACCTGAAGGTCAGCGTATCAGGAAACCGCTCCATCAACTTCATAATTTCTGACAACGTCAGCGGCTTGCGCTCTTGCGCTTGCACTGGGGCTGCCAATGAAGCTATGTGCAAACCCCACTCTTTATCCCATTCTGTATCTGCCAGCAACCCAAGGATGGCATCTTTTAGCAGAACTTTATCGCCTTCAGTTGGTGTATAGCCGGCTTCCGTGCCATCAGCCGCCTCTCCGAGCATTTCATAATCTTCGATGTAGTCGTCGATGATCTGCTCAAGTCGATCTGGATTTAAAGTCGTCGGTTCTTTTACTGGCTGTGCACCTGCATGGAGCTCCTTACGCGCTCTCCGCACGGCCTCAAGTGCCACTAGGCGGTCTTGATCCGGGGCATAACTCTCAAGTACTCGCTGGACAAATTTTAGGTCTTCGTACCATGAGCCAACGGCTTTTTCCGACTGTGCTTGTTCTGGTGCTGACTCACCCTCGTAAAGATCATCAAGGTTGTCGTGCAGTACCTTTGCAAATTCTGCTCCTAGCGGCTCTTGCTTTGGCAGCGTAAATGGCTGTGCGCCTTCTGCTAGGTAGAGTGCCCGAGTAGCTGGGTTGTATGGGTGATACAAGTTCTTTGCACAATGCGTCCAACGATTATCGAGAATCTTAATCTGGAACTCGACAGGCTCCTGCGCCTTGATGCTGGTAAGCAATTCCTCGGCTTGCTTAAATCTACTTTGTGCGCTGATAGCTTCATCTTTCCATTCGTCACGATCTGTCGCGATGCTGGCAAGCTCTGCCCGAAGCGCCGCGTTATCGCGCATCTGTTCCTCAAAATCTACCTTGTATTGCTCAAGCTCCGCCTTCGCCGCGTCTAATCCCTGCTGCGCTTGCAGCCAGTTGTCATTGACGGTTGACAGCAGAGCGTCTTTGGCCTCAATCTCCACGATGGCGACGAGAAGCCACCTGGCAATTTCTACGCCTTTAGCGTAATCCTGAATTGGGGCTGAATCCGCCATTTTGGAAATCCAATCAGCGGCTTGTCCCATTACTGTGGTGTTCATTTTGATTCCTTTATTGCGGTGATGGCTGCTGGGTGTAATCAATGTCACAAACCTCGCCTGTCACGACATCGCGCCACCTGATATTCACAGGCCGCTCAATCGGCGTTCCATCACTGTAAGTCGCACCCTCTGGTGCTGAGCCTTTCACAGCCACCACGTCATGCCCACTGGCTCTGCGCTGGTTCAGCCATGCGCTCAGTTCGGTGTTGTTCTTAATAGTCAATTGCATTTCAAAACTCCTTGTATTGCGGTGATGGCTGATTCACACTTCCGCAGTTCTTCACCAGTCATAATCATGTAGCAGCCGTTTTGAATGACAGCCACATTTAACGCTTTGTGCGCCTGCTCAAGCACCTTGCGCTGTGCTGCGAGTTTGGTACCTGTTGTTTCATTTAGTTGATCCCATGCAGCCGTCCACCTTGCAATCTCCGCATCACGCTCTGCCAGCGCAGCACGGAGTTGGGTTTCGGTGTATAGCGATTCACCAGTGGAGCCGACACAGTAGCCGCTTCTTGGTAGTGCAATGCTCATGATTTCCCTTTCATTGCAACGATACGAGCTGCTATCACTTGGTCGGACATTGCTTTGTAAAACTGGTCGCAGATACGTTCTGCCGGGTCTATGTCGCAATAGTCTCCAGCCCGGTCAACGAACCGCATGGCAATTCGGCCAAGCTGTGCATCCTTACTCAGCCGTTCGACTTCCGCTAGTAGGGCGGCACGGGCTTGTTTATATCCTGCGATAGTTTGCCAGCGGTATGCCTTCGCATACGCATCTGCCAGCTCCATGATGTTTGTGATCATTTCGTTTCTCCTTGACGGATTGCTTCGGCGTACTCACAGGCCGACATAAGGTTACGGTTAAGCCATTCAGCTATCCGTTCCCGCTCTGCCATGACTCGCCTGTCGCCGTAGTTGTGTAACTGCTGGACATTAAACCCAATTACGCTGTTTGAAGCTCCGTTAAGTTCGACTGGCTCTGGCAGCGCCACTTCCCCAAAGCTATCTCGCAGCGCCTTCAATTCCATCGCCAGCTTGTCGGCCTCGCGCTGGTACTCGTCACGGCTGGCGGTCAGCAGGGTAATCTGTTCTTGGAGTTCGACACACTTCTGGAGTATTCCCTCCATGCCCTTGGTGATCACCTTCCCACAAAGCTCCGTGATGTTCTTGGCTAACGCTGGTGCATGTTTAACAGCAAACTCTTTGTGGTTCATTTAACTTTCCCCCAATTTACGGATAGCTGCTGCTATATTGACACTAGCTGCCTGCTCGCCTTCCCACCTTCCCGTGATGGTAAGATTTGGTGTTTTGGTAGCTATTGGGCGGCTTGGATCCCATAACTCAGCAACTTTTGCAGCATCCTCAAGCCCGCGCTGATATTCAGCAGCACCGTAGTCGCGCATTTGACCGGGGGTGTTGGCTCTGACATTGCCGTATCTGTAGTCATCGGGCATGACCGTGTGGACAATCACTGGCTCTGGTAGTGGTGTAGTCATAGTGCTTCCCCTATTGCAGCGGCGGCACGAACGATAGCGCGGCGGGTGGCCTCAAATTTGTCCTTCGGCAATTTTCCGACAGCGAACATAGCATTCCATGCGTTGTCAAATCCGCGACCTTGCATAACACCTGTTGCTACAGCCAGCCGCAGTGCGTCACCGTCATCGGTGAGTGGACTCCAAAACTGCTCGTTTGGATAGAGGTAAAAACCTTTTCGACTAACCGTGTCGTCACGGTACAGTCCAGATTTACCGGCCGCCTTCGCTGCCAGTTCCAATAATTCACGATCTGTTTTCAAGACTGCTCTTGCGTTTGCAATATATTCATCCATCAGTTCTGATTCGGTGTTCATTTCAGTTCTCCTTCTCTTGTTGCGAGGCTTCTTTCAGAACCTCCCCCTCAATCCTTCGTACATCTTCCTCTGTCATCTTCTCCTCCAGCCACGCCGCAGGATATCCTTTTCTATCAAAGACTTCGAAGTCGATCTCTGCCGGTTCTGCTGGATAGCAATGCTCAGGAGCTGCGTTGGTTTTCGCAGGAGAGCTGCGGGAGTGGGTAGTGTACTTAACCTCGCAGGGGATGCCCTGGATCTGTGTCTTCATGGTTGAGCCTCCAGAGCCTCTGATAAACTAACAGGGAGGGGAATGGAGCTAACCATCACACCCTCCCGGCAAGCCCCGCAAGGAGAGGCTCAATTATCCTTGCGGTAAAGGGACAAGGCCCTCTGAATAGCCCCCGGTTAGAGAGGCTGTTCGGAGATACTTAGACTACGTGTTTCCAGCTCGTTCTATAGCATATATTCTGCACCGCACTTTTACTGATGTTATACTGCTTTGCAAGCTTGTGCACAGAATCTGTACTAGCCCGAATAACCCTAACATCATCATCAGTCAAATGCGTTTTGTTGTTAGCACTTCCTATCATGTTTACAGGGCTTCGACCTCGTTCTACCATATCTTTCATGTTGTGTATTTGAGTTCCAAGATACAGATGCTCAGGATTTACACAATGCCTTACGTCACACTTGTGCAAGACGTAAAGTCCTTTGGGAATAGGCCCCTTTTCATTTTCCCAGGATCTTCTGTGCGCGCCAGTTCCAGAAGCGTTTCCATAGCCATCTTTATTCAGGGGGCCTGTCCACAGCAAACACCCCGAATTTTCATCTTTGCGCGTTCGTGCCTTAACGTTATACATACCATTCTCCATTCAAGAAACATTACAAATTTAAGATCAGGCAGGTGGGTAATGAAACCACTTTTCGGTAGCGAACCTAGCCTTTTCAGTGAGATAAGGGCCCGAAAGCCCTTATTGAAACTAACTTGTTAGGTTAGATGTTCGCCAATTCAGAATCTGCATCGACCTTGGCGGTCTTGGCAGTTTTCGCTGCCTCGAGGCGAGCGACGATCACGCCTGTCTTTGTACCGGCCACACGGAAGGAGTCGTACAGAGCACGACGCGTAAGGGCAGAATCGCTGTCCAGCTTCTTCTGCAAGTAAGCCTTGACGGTTTCGAGATCCTTGCCAGTTGCCTCGCAGATGGCTTGAACGACCACGCTGGCGCCGCTGACGCCACCACCGCCAGATGCGCGAGCCTTGCCCCAGTTGCCCGAGGCAATCTGCGCAGCAAGGTCGTCAATTGCCAGCACCATGTCTTCTTCAGACAGGGGCTTGTCAGCAGTCGTGGCGAGCTCATCACCGAATTTCTGCAAGGCGCCGTGACCTGCAAAGCGGGCCAACAGGGACAACGGCAGAGGGATGGTACGGGTATCCCCGTTGCGGAAGTCCATACGAATGCTGACGGCACCTTCGGTCAGCTGCATCACGCCGTCTTCAACGACCAGCTTGCTTTCGTCAATCAGCGCTTCCTTGCTCACCTTCTGCTTGCCGGGGAAGCTGACCTTGCGGCCGTCCGTCAGGGTGACTTCGGTGTACTCGGTCTTGGGTTTGCTATTCTCAGTTTCAGCCATTTTCATTCTCCAGTATGTGCAGCCCTTTGTATCGGCGGCTGCGTATTCCGTTTGTAGGGGAGCCTACAGGAGAGAGGAAGGGAGGTCTCTCTCCTGTGGGTTCTGTCAAGGGTAAGTGAGCCTAATCGCGTTATGGGTGTTGGACACATAGACGCGATTTTAGTTCCACAGGAATTGATTTATTTTTAGCAGGGCACGCCAACGGAAGGGATTCGCAGGGCATCATCTGCCCCAGGACGCGTAGAAGGCCAGACGATGGGCTTGGCCTCCGGCCGGAGGAAGAGGTTGTTAAACGAAGCCTCCGTACGTTCGGGGGAGCTGCCTTCTTCCAGCTCCTCTTCGATTTCAGCTGCAAGTTGTGGAATGGGAAAGTGACTCATGATGTTTCCTTCGTAGTTTCGTTGATAAAGGCCGACAGGCGCTCAATGCGCGCTTGGTGGTACAGGGACATAGCCTCCGCGTACTCGCAGGCGGATTCGGATTGGAGAAGCGCTCGCTGGGCCTCGACGAGTTCCTTCGCTGCGAGCTCGAATGGAGAGAGGGGGGAGAAAAGGGACCTGAGCCAGTTCATAGGAAGTCCTCTGAGGAAGTAATTGCAAGGAGACAGACGAGGTTGAGGCGTTGCTCTGTCCAGACGCCCTTTTTGGGGGGTTGCTCGGGCGAGAATTTCAGCATTTCGGTGTAGGCTTTATCAGCCCCCATTTCGCTAAACAGAAGGCAGAGCCCACATCTTTGCAAATCCGGCAACTCCTGCATCTCAAGCACTTTCCGTGCTGCTTCATGAATGTTCATGTTCAAACTCCTAAAAATAAGATAAGGGCATAGAGCAGCCCGAGAAGGACACATCCGAGGATGACTGCCCAGCGAGATTCCCCTTGCCCGGCGAGGCGATTCGGGCAGTCCCTGCCTTGGCGACAATTTCCATCACAGCAATTCATGAGATCTCCTTGAGCAAGCGGCAGCGGATTGCTTCTGCATAGCTGCAAGGGATTACTTCGAGTGCCTCGACAACGCCTGCTTGTAACAGGGTTTCCAGCGCACCTTCGTTCTCTGAGTAGTCCTTGATCAGTACCTCGCCCGGAGCGAGCTTGATGTCAGGCATATTAACCGTCAGCACTGCGACAGGCTCGCCTGTGTCAGCGTCAACTGCGCGGATTGCTAAAGCGCCGTTTAAGTACCTCCAGGAGGTGAGCGTTAGCGTTATTGCAGGAGCAAAACGCATATGGGAAGGGATGTTCATGTTGAGCCTTTTAATCGCTCGCGGAATGCCAGCTCAGCAGTCGCCTGTCACGCGACTGCTAAAAAGCACTTGATTAGAAGCGCAATCCTACACGACCTTCGTAGGCTATGCGAGCCAGCTTATCGCCAGCAACGCCTCGCTTGCCGGGAGTGCGACTGCGCCCAGTCCTGTGAACTTTTGGCATATACTCAGGTGCGACTCGAGGGAAGGAAGAGGCTGTCATGCTGAACAAAGCAGCTAAAAGGGGATTGAAACGCATAAAAGATCTCCATTAAGTCCGGGTGGCAAGGTCGGCGGCCACTTATCGCCGTTTTTCGATACGCTGACAAGATTTCCATCTATTTAACGCAGCCCAGGAAACCAGTAAATCTCTGCGGCGGGTGTATCACCCCACAATCATTAGACACGCTCTGCCGGGATTAGTTCCCCAGATCGAGCGGCCCTTGGGACGAGCAAGCCAGGGACATTCCTGGCCTTGGTTGATAATTCTGGCGCTGCTTTATCGTTCCTAGGGACATCTCCCTGGCCTTCGTGCGAGCAAAGCCCGCCTCAGCTGTCGAGAATAATCCTCCCGCCTTCCGGTATTATCAGCTTCCCCGCGAAGGCCAGCTGCAAATCCCTATCACACATCGCCATCATCTCCTCCGTCCAGCCCTTCTCCTTACAGTACGCGGTCGAGACTGAATTAAACGCCCTGGCCAGCACTAGCACCGCTGCCAGCACCTCTCCCCGGCCCGTGACCCTGCCGATCTCCACCAGCTTCTTAGTCGCCTCCGAGCACAGCCCTGCGTCCAGCACAAGCCCAACCATCTCCCTCCCATACGTCTCCGCGACCTTCTCAAACTCCTCTGGCATCTTTCTGCTCTCAATCATCTTGCTCTCCTTGGTTAAAAATTCACGCGGGTTATCCCGCAATAATGTACGCTAACATTCTGCCCTTATAACAGCGCTGCCTTGTCCCCCGCCAGCGCCTGCTCGAGGGTTCTAACTCCCACGCCGCCTGTCTCATCCATCCCACCATCCCCATCATCCAGTGGACTCGGCGGTATCACGCGCTTGGTAGTCGAAGGCCTTTCTACCTCCGGCATCGCTGCTGGTTCTGTAAACAGTCTCAGCCGTTTCCGCGCTTCCGGCGTCAGCTGCTGCTCCGCCCAACTTGGTCCCTTCGCAGCCACCAGCTCCTTCACCCCCCCTTCCGCCTCGATCTTCCTCTGCAATGCCAGCATCCTTTCCGCCGAGGCTTCCAGCTGAATGGCCGTAGGCGCTACTGGCCCTAGCCCCTGCCACACTTCCCCTCGGACAATCCTTCCAATCTGAATCACCGAGACTCCATAATCCCTTGCCAGCTGCCCCTGCGTCACATTCCCCGTTTCGTAGAACTTCCGTATCTCCAGCACTTTCGTCGCTGTAAGCACTGCCCTGCGAAGGTTATTCTTAGCAAAGGGCGCATTCCCTGCACTTGGTGTTTCCATTTCAATAGTCTCCATGTGATTTCAAATAAGCAACCAGCCGCTCCATAAGCGCCCGATTGTCCTGTATCTGCCCGAGCAGCCGATTGCACTCTCCGCACAGCAGCCCTCGAACAGCCCCTTCCTCGCACTTTCTCCCTACCTTCGGCTCATCCGCCTGATGCCTATGATCCACTTGCGGCTTCAGCCCCATCTTCCCGTTTTTCGTTATAGGGTCTGCAAGCGCCTCCCCACAGCCCGCACATTTCCCTCCTTGCCTATCAAACAGCCGCCTCCACGCCTGCGTATTCAGTCCATAAAGCACCCAATTATTATTCTGCCAGTTCGTCAGATTCTTCGGCCAGCCATTTGGCACCAGTTCCTGTTCCTTGCCCATAATAACTCCTTTGGTTAAACAACAACACATCATCATACAACCCACACTCTGCACATACCATCTTCCGGGTTCTCCAAAAAGCGAGCAAGGGGTTTTAGGGTTTCAAATGAAAAAAAAATTATAAAACACTTAAAACACCCTTTTTCGTCCTTTTAAAAACCCGGAACTTTGTATGTGCAGCGTGTGCGTTGTTTGTATTTGATACATGATTGTTGTTGTTTGTTCCATGCTTTTTACGCATAACGTATTTGCGCCATTATTTCCCACGAGGCCCCTACCATACCCATCGCGCCAAAAAACCCGCCGAACGCCCGATTAGGGGCATTCACGGGCATTGTGGGTTTATTGACCATGAGCGAACGGTGAAATAATTCCCTCGAAGATCATAATTCTCCTTATCGGGACAATTCCCGGCATTGTGGACTGTCACTCCACAATACCTCGAGCTGTCGGTTACACCCAGCTATAAATCCCCCGCTCGACACGGGTCAATACCCCTTGTCGCACCAGCTGTCGCAATGCGTCGCGAATGACCTGCCCATGCGGTAGCCATCGCAATGCGTCAGCTGCCGTGAACGTATCGTAAAAACCTGCTGTATCACATACAGCTGTTATCGCGTCAGGTAATTTCATCATGAGCCTCATCATAATCCCCTGCAAAATCGCAGGCCAGTGCGTGCTGTCACCGCGCACCAGTCTGGGTTTTTACATCGCGTCCAATTCCGCCATTAACTTCTCATTGAACCAGACAGCGGCCTCTTCATAGGTGCAATTACGCTTCTCCGCAATGGCCTGAATATGCGGATTGAACACCGGCGCCCGCGGCCCTGCTACGCGCATATTCCAGTCCTTGTTCTCCGCATTCTCGTAGAACTTCACCATCGACTCCACCTCCGCCCGGCGCATAGCCTCGGTCACGGTGAAGTTATTCTCCGCCGATTTCGCAATGGCCGCATTATCCCCCACCCGCGCTGCCATACCATGCAGCGCTGCATATGCGCGGTTTTCCGGGCTGACCTTGCTCATTGCAAGGGTTACTGACTCCAGTCCGTCAAACGTGAATGTAACGGATTGTGTAGCTGTGTTGATTGTCTTCTTCATGATGAGCCTCATTAAGTTAGGTTGATCGCCAGCCACGATCGGCTGGTACATATTGGACACGCCACAATCGGAAAAGTTCCAATTATTTCGCACCCCCGTATGGTGCGATGTGATCACCGCCTCCATATGTATTCGACACAATCACCCGCAATAAGTTCCAATTATTTTCAACAATCCCAAAACCCAAATGGCTGCACCATCACGGTGCATCACCCCATCATATACCTGTTGCATTCACCCCACAGTCGCCCGGCCACCACAGTTGCATCCCCACCACCCCTGCCCACATCCCCCCCGAATCAGGCCGGTGGGGGGCAAAAAAAATCTTCGCGCGTAAAGGGAGAAATGAACTCTGCCAAAATTTATTTTTTGTGAAAGTTCGAGCGAATTATCCTAGAATAATCCCCTCAATGATGGCCATGCAGGACTTGTTTATATGCGGCAGGCGCGGGAATGGGAGGGAACTTTGAAGAGGGAGTCGTGTCTAATGGGGAGTGAGGGAGTAGGGTCTGGGATTCTGGGCCGCCCGAGCGAAGGGGACTAGGGTTATGGACAAGGAAGTGGAGAGTTTTGGGGAGCTAGAGCAGTTTAAGGAGGCGCGAACCCAGGCGCCTACGATGGGAGTGGTGGCGAAGGTTAATTATAGTCATACAGATATGATTGACTTTATCATTGCGAATCCTGGAACGACGCAAAATGCGATTGCTGCTCGCTACGGGTATTCGGTGGGGTGGGTCAGTAACGTGATGGCCTCCGACGCCTGGCAGAGTGCGATGGCGGCTCGGAGGTCGGAGATCTGTGATCCAGTCCTTGTCGCGACGATTGAGGAGAGGTTCAAGGGCATCACCCTGTTGAGCCTGGAAAGGTTGAAGCAGAAGCTGGAAGCGCCGCAGGTCTCAGACAACGTGGTGCTGAAGGCGGTGGAGTTGGGGGCCAGGGCAGTCGGGATCGGTGGTAATGCCCCCCCGCCTCCGCCAGCAGGAGATCATCTGGCTATGCTGGCCAATCGGTTAATCGAACTGCAGTCGAAGGTTCGTGTTGCAACTAACGTGGAGGTGATTGATGTCTAAACAAGTTAAGCCTAATGCAGGCGGCGGGGAAGGCGGGTATAAGCAGGGCGTCCCGACGAAGTTTGTCTCGCGGAACCTCGTGCCAGTGAAGACCGCAGAGGCCTTTGTGCCCACTCCTGCAGAGCCTGTGCGGATGCGCTATAAGATGGCAGGCGGCTGCTAATGGAAGCGACAAAAGCCCTTGCGAAGGCCACTGCAGCCCTGCTAGCTGGTAATGCTAGAAAGACGGTTGTGTACGTCAGTCCAAAACTCGTAGTATCCATTTGCCGGCGGTTCAAGCCCAAGGCACGAGAGCGTCGTCAAGATTTCGTAGTGAAGATTGGCGCCCCTAATTATAAGGAGGCTCCTTTCGTGAAGGCTTGCGTCGCCGCTGGCGAACCATTTCCAGTAAGGCAAGTTCAGTTCTATCCTTGGCCCGTGAAACGGAAGCTGAAATAATGCCCCTCCCACGTACCAGGGCTCCGTATAGAGGTGGCGGCAAGGCTCCGGGGCGAGTGCGTCCTGTTCTAGCTGCTCCTGCCCGCGTACGCAAATCCGCCCCTCGCATTCCGAGGAAGAAATAATGTTCCCCGCCTCCGCCTTCGTTGGTCGTGATTTGTCTCCTGTTCCGGCGCAAGCTGGGAGTGCGGGGAGCTCCGTATGAGTTACAGGACGGTACTAGATGTCAAAAACTCCTCCACAAACGCCTACGCGACCTTCGACTTCTCGCAAGACCTCACAGTCGGCGAAACCATCGCAAGCGCGAGCACAGCAGCAACTGTCTATTCTGGCTCAGGCACGGCCACGGGGCTCGTCAGCGGGACGCCAACAATCTCGGGCGGGCAAGTGACTCAGCGACTGTTCGGGGGGACCGTAGGGACTGTGTACAGTCTGGCCTGTTCCGCTACGACTTCGAGCGGGCGGGCGCTTGTACGGGAAGGCTATCTGGCCGTCAAGACCGTGGGAAGCATATGAAGATCTCGTTCACAGGCGACCTGATTGAGAGCTTCGCGGGGACGTTCATCTCTCCGAAGTACGATCAAGCCTGTCCGACTCCCCCTTTCCACCGGCAGGCCTGGGAGCTTTACGCTTCCGACTTCCCTTCGGTCATGGTCATCGCACCTCGAGATCACGCGAAGTCCAGTGCCTTGTCGATGGATTATATTCTTGCGGAGGTATTGTTCCGTCGCAGCGACTACGTGATCATGGTAGGCTCGACAGAGGACGGAGCGGCTGAGCAACTGGGGAATATCGTAGAAGAACTTACGGAGAACGAAGACCTTGTCAGGGAATTCGGTGTCCATAAGTTCCTTCGGACTTCTAACACGGACGTGATCTGTGAGATGACGGATGGATACAGGTTTCGTATCCTGGCCCGAGGCGCTGAGCAGCGGATTCGTGGTAGGCTCTGGAAAGGTAAGCGACCAAATCTCCTTGTCTGCGACGACATGGAAGACGATGAGCAGGTCGAGAATGCCGATCGGCGGAATAAGTTCCGTCGTTGGTTCTTCCGGGCGGCGAAGCAGGCCCTCAGCAAGTCCGGTCGCATCCGGGTTCACGGGACTATATTACATGAAGACTCTCTCCTCAGCAGGCTCCGGAAAAACGGAACCTGGAAGCACCTGTTTTTCGCTGCTCACGCAGGCTTTGACGACTTCTCAAATCTCCTCTGGCCGGAAAGATGGAGCGAGGCACAATTACGGGCAAGGCGTCAGGAACTTATCGAAGACGGCGACGCGGCAGGGTACTCGCAAGAGTTCCTGAACAACCCACTTGACCACTCGGATGCGTTTCTGAAGGTTGCAGACTTCCTCCCCATGAAAGAAGACGACTTTGACGCGGATAAGATCATCTGCGCTTCGGCGGATTTCGCAGTCTCGCGGGCGGATAAGGCTAATCGAACCGCTTTCGTCGTCGGCGGGAAGGATGTTAATAACATTCTTCACCATCTAGACGTCCGTAAGGGACGTTGGGACACTGTTGAGTGGATAGATGAAATGTTCTCAATCCAGCAACGCTGGAATCCTGACGTTTTCTGGGTGGAGGATGGGGTTATTTGGAAGTCCGTTCGCCCAATGGTCATGCGTGAAATGCAGGTTCGTGACATAAGGATCAATTTTGAAGCCATTCTACCTATCAAAGACAAGGGGACACGGGGCAGGTCTTATCAACGAAGAATGCGCGCAGGACAGTGCAAATTCGACAAGAAAGCCGAGTGGTATCCTGACTTCGAGCAGGAAAATCTGCGCTTTACTGGCACCGCCCAAGCAACCCTTGACGACCAATTCGACGCAGCGGCGCTACTCAGCCGAGGCTTCGACGACCTTGCACAAGTTGAGCCAGAAGACTTCTTCGATGAAGAAGACATGGAGTTAGAACGCGGGTTTTACAACAGGCCAAGGGCCGCTGCTGATGGCAGATCTGCCGTAACTGGGTATTAAATGTTTACTGTAGACAAACCAATTACTCTCAACGCTAAGGCGATTAGTTCACCTAACCTCTGCGAGCTTATTGATCCTGACGATCTTAAGCGGATAGGGGAAGAGTGCTTCGAGGGTTACACGCGAGATGAGCAGTCCAGGGAAACTTGGATGAAGCGCAATGAGGCTGGGATGGACCTGGCCCTGCAGATTCAGAAGGATAAATCCTTTCCTTGGCCAGGCTGCGCGAACGTCGCCTTTCCGCTGGTGACGATTGCTGCTATGCAGTTTCATGCTCGCGCCTATCCTGCGATTGTGAATGGGACTGAGATTGTGAAGTGCGCTGTCTTTGGGGAGGACCCGGATGGCCAGTTGAATGCTCGCGCCAATCGTATCTCAACGCATATGAGTTGGCAGTTGCTGTATCAGGATAAAACCTGGGAAGATCAGGAAGATAAGGCGATCCTGAACCTGAGCATTGTCGGTACGAATTTCAAGAAGTCTTACTACTCTTCAATCCTTCGGCATAACGTGTCGGAGCTTGTCCTTGCAAAGGACTTGGTGTTGAACTACTGGAGCAAGTCTGTTGAGGACACGCCGAGGAAGACTCATAAGCTCCCTATGTTCAGAAACGAAGTGCATGAGAAGATCATGCGTGGGATTTTCTGTGACGTTACAGAAGAGCCTTGGTACAACGCTGCCCCGGCTCCGCGTCGCAACGTGCAGCAGGTCAATCAGGACAATCGTCAGGGCGTGAATCCTCCTCAGTCTGACGACACAACCTCCCTGCTGTTCCTTGAGCAGCATTGTAGTCTCGACCTCGATGGAGATGGGTACGCAGAGCCCTACATTATCACCTTTGAATCTACCTCCAAGTGCGTCTGCCGGATCGTTACGCGTTTCGACCAAGAGTCTGACATCGAACGAGTTCTCGCCGGGCCTAACAAGGGGAAGATCATTCGCATTACTGCGATGGAGTACTTCACCAAGAAGACCTTCATTCCAAGTCCCGACGGAGGAATTTATGACATTGGCTTTGGCGTATTTCTGGGGCCGCTCAACGAAGCTGTCAACTCGTTGGTCAACATGTTACTTGACGCGGGGACTATGCAAACAACTGGAGGCGGGTTCCTCGGCCGTGGTGCGAAGATTCGTGGCGGTACAACTACTGTTGCACCGTTCGAGTGGAAAAGAGTTGACTCGACCGGCGACGATCTACGTAAGTCGATCTTTCCCCTTCCTGTCAACGCGCCTTCCGACGTATTATTCCAGCTGCTGAGTTTGCTGATCAATTACACTTCTCGCATCAGCGGAACTACCGATGTTATGGTCGGGGAGAACCCCGGACAGAACACCCCTGCCAGCTCTATGCAGACTATGGTGGAGATGGGGCAGAAGATTTACACCGCCATCTTCAAACGCTTGTGGAGATCTTCGAAGGAGGAGTTCACGAAGCTGTATCGGCTCAATGGAATGTTCTTGCCGATGGACGCGAATCAGCCGGGCGGAGCTACGCGGGCTGACTACCAAGGCTCGGCGGATAACCTGTCCCCGGTCGCCGACCCGAACGTGACAAGTGACTCGATGCGCTTGCAGATGGCAGGTGCGCTGAAGCAGGCGGCTATGTCTACCCCTGGCTATAACCGGGATGAAGTGGAGACGCGTTATCTCAAGGCCCTTCGGGTCGATGGCATCAAGACAGTCTTCCCTGGCACCGCTGGCCAGCCTCCGCAGAAAGACCCTAAGCTTGTACTGGAAGAGACCAAGATCGCCGGCCGTGCAGCTGAGCAGGAGAAGGAACTACAAGTCCGTATGCAAGAGTTCATGACTACGTTGCAAGAAGACCAGCGTGTGAACAACGCGAAGATTATGCAGCTGACTGCGCAAGCTCAGAATGAAGCGGCCTCGGCTCAGACGGAAGCGGCCTACGCCCAGGTCGCTGTGCTGAATACAGAGATTTCCAGGGTCAAGGCAGAGAACGAGCAGATTAACACTCGCATCGAGCACACCCTGGCGGCGTTGAAGTTGCAGTCTGATCACCAGATTAAGAGTGCAGTTAAACCCAAGGAGACTAAATGAGAACGATGACTGAAGCCGAGTTTAATGAGTGGCGCACCCATCCCGTAACGCTAGCAATCATAGGGATTCTTGAACGCAAAAGGGAAGAGTTAAGGCGGCAGTGGGAAAGTGGTTCTTTCACGGACTACGAAGCAGGAGCAATGGCTCTGACAAACGTTGCTAATATAGGAACTTGTCGAGGCTATGCGTATGTGCAAGAATTAGAGTATGAACAATTTATAGGAGAGTTAGATGTGTAGTTCCAGGAAAACTAAACAAGCCTGGGTAGACTTGAAGAATCGTTGCAATAACGAGCGGCATCCAAGTTACCGTTACTACGGAGGCCGTGGTATTGGGTACGAGGCGCGCTGGGAACTTTTTTCCAATTTTTTAGCTGATATGGGAGAGGCTCCGCAAGGACTTGCTATTGACCGTATAGATAATAATGGGGATTATACTGCGCAAAATTGTAGGTGGGTTACACAGGAAGTTAACAATCGTAATAGCGGGCGTGTTAAGTTATCAGCTGATATAGCACGACTGATTCGTACGAGTCTTCAACACGTTTCTACAGGGGCCTTAGCCTATCAGTATAACGTAACCCGAAAAGCTATTCAATCCGTTAGAAATAACACCAGCTGGAGTAATGTATGATGATGGAAAATAAGTCCGGCCTTGACCCTCGCGGGGTGGCCGTGTTGATAAAACTTTACGAGCCTGAACGCAAGGGCTCGCAGATCGTACTGCCGGAATCAGTCCAAGGTCGCTTGTCGATGGTGGATAACCGTGCAGTTGTGGTGGCCATTGGCCCCAGTGCTTGGCACGATGAGCCGACTCCCCGCGCTTGTGTGGGTGAAAAGGTCCTCGTGACTAAGTTCGCTGGTTTCATGGCCAAGGGGCCGCTGGACGGAGAGATGTATCGCCTGGTTAATGACCGTGATATTTTCTGTGCCGTAACCGACGAGGAGCCAAGCCATGTCTGACCAAGAATCCCAAGTGGAAAGCGCCGCAACTCCTGAAGTCCAGGCGCAGGCGGAAAAGATGGGCTGGATTCCTCCGTCCCGTTTCAAGGGCCAACCGGAGAAATTCGTCGATGCGGACCTTTATATTGAACGCGGTGAGACTGTCTTGCCTATCGTTCGTGAACAGAACAAGCGACTCCATGGTGAACTTGATGCTCTGCGGGCTGAGTCTGCCAAGACTACGGCAGCCCTCCGCGCAGCTCAAACGGCTATTGACCAGATTGAAGAGCGTCACACTGTCGAAACGCAGAAAGCGGTAGAACAAGCTCGGCGTCAAGTGAAGGCGCAGTTAGCGGCTGCTTCCGAGGCCGGGGATCATGAAGGCGTGGCAGAGCTGGCGGATCAGTTGACCCAGCTTAACGTAGCCGTGCCGGTAACGAAACCGCAGCTTTCTGCTCCAGCTCCAGTCGCCTTTGCGCCCGATCCGGAACTGGTGGCGTGGAACGAAGAGAACCCTTGGTTCGGGCAGAACAAACGGAAGACCTCGCTGGCCCTTGGCATCGCCCAGGAATTGCGGGACAACGGAGAAACCAGCACGGGACGTAGGTTCTTCGAGAAGGTCGCAGCGGAAGTTGCGAAGGAACTCGGGGAAGTGGAACCTCGTGGAGATAAGGTAGAAGGTGCTCGAGGGGGCGCGGAAGGCGAGAGCCGCTCCTCGGGCCGTAAGGGGTACAATTCCCTCCCTGCGGACGCAAAGCAAGCTTGCGATGCTGAAGCTCGTCGATTTGTCGGCGAAGGGAAGAAGTACAAAAACATCGCAGACTGGCGCAGTCGTTACGCCGAGATATATCACGGAGAATGAACATGGAACTGAAAACAATTAACCCCGCATCCTCGGCAGCAGGTAAATCCTCCGCCGAGCGCAAACGTGTCCCTATGTCAGTGCCGGTGCAGCGACTCGAAACCGCTGACATTCCTGGCTATCATCTTCACTGGTTCAACTCCTCCCCCGAGCGCCTTCAACGCGCCCTGGACGGTGGCTATGAATTTGTTGATGAGCGGGAGATGAAGATCAACAACGTATCCCTCGGCGGCGACAGTGCTGTCTCTGGTAACGCTGACATGGGCTCTCGAGTAAGTGTTGTCTCCGGGCAAGAGTTAGGTAAAGATGGCCAACCGACGCGACTGATTCTGATGAAGATCAGGCAAGAATGGTGGGACGAGGACCAGAAACAGGTCGAGGCTAGGAACACGAAAGTGCGAGATTCACTTCTCGGCGGAATGATTGGAGCCGAACACGACCAACGTGGAGACGCCCAGCACCGCTACGTGGATAAAGCACGGACGCAGATTCCCGACTTTTTTAAACCCAAGCGCAAGAGCGCTTAACCTACGGAGATTCTCATGGCAAATGCAAATCGTCCGGCTGGGTTCATTCCTGTTCAGTACCTTAACGGTGCCCCCTGGAACGGCCAAGCTCGACTCTACTCTATCGCGGCGGCTTACGCTACCGCACTCTATATCGGTGATCCGGTCAAGTCCAGTGGGACTGCCAATGCTGACGGTGTTCCAGGCATTGTCCTGGGGGCTGCCACTGGCGGGCTTCGTGGCGTGATCGTGGGCCTCGGTACGCAGGAAGGTCTTCTGGCCAATCCTGCGAATCTTGACATCACCTACCGCCCAGGAGCCGCCACGTCGAAAGACTGGTTCGCCATGGTCGTTGATGATCCTGCGGTTCTCTTCGAGATCCAGGAGCATTCCAATGGTACGGCCCTGGCTGCAACTGAAATCGGTCTCAACACCATCCCGGTGGTGGGCACTGGCAACGGTTTCGTCTCTGGCTGGGAACTGAGTTCCGCCACCGACGCTACTCCGGCAGCAACCGCGACTCTTCAGCTCAAACTGATGGGCCTGGTTCGCCGGCAGCAAAATGCGTTTGGCGCCTATGCCAAGCATCTGGTTCAAATCAACGTTCACGAGCTTGCCCACGGCACCGGCTCGTTAGGAGTATAACATGGCTGGCGGCGTCATCAATACAGGCTCGCATCCTAAACTGCTCTGGCCCGGTGTGTTTACCACCTGGGGTCAGATTTACGATCAGCACGCGAAGGAGTACACAGATTTGTACGACATCCGCACGTCTGATAAGGCGTACGAACAGGGCGTGCAAGTCACTCCGTTCGGCCTCGCTCCTGTCAAGGGCCAAGGTGCTCCGGTCACTTACGACTCGGAGATTCAAGGCGTGGTTTCGACCTACACCCATATCGCCTACGCCCTCGGCTTCATCGTGACTTTTGAAGAACTGCGTGACAACCAGTACAAGGAAGTTGCGACTCGTCGGGCGGAAGCGAATGCGTTCTCTATGAACCAGACGGTGGAAAACATTGCAGCATTCCCGTACAACAACGCTTTTGCTACGACGTACTTCACCACTGCTGACGGGGCCGCTTTGGTTTCGACTGCCCACGTGAATGCTACGGGCGGTACGTTCAGCAACGCGCTGTCGCCGGCGGCTGACTTGTCGGAAGCTTCCTTGGAAGACCTGACGATTCAGATCATGGGTACACAGAACGACACTGGCTTGCTGATCAACATAATGCCAGAGTCGCTGCACATCTCCCGCCAGGAGTGGTACAACGCGAACCGGATTCTGCAGTCGGTCCTGCAATCCGGCGGAGCGAATAATGACATCAATGTGCTGAAGGCAACCAATGCCTTCCCCAAGGGCATCAAGATGAACCATTATTTCAACTCCCCGCACGCCTGGTTCATTCGCACGAATGCGCCTAACGGCATGACCTTCTTCTGGCGTGATGAGCCGATGTTCGATCAGGACAACGACTTCGACACCAAGAATGCCAAGGCCGCGAGCTACATGAGATTGTCTGTTGGGTGCACTGACCCTCGTGGCATCTTCGGTAGCAACGGTCCGTAAACCTTAGCTGATGTTCCCTCGATTTATTTCACGATAATCCGAGGGGACATTGTCAAGGGCTTCCGCCCCCGTGTACTGGCACTTTCCAGTTGGCTGTAGGGTACGAAATGCTTAGCTGGCCACTTAGTGTAGGTATCTCCCCGCTTCGTACTTAGGAGAATGACATGACAACAGTAGCAGATGGTTTGTATCAATTTGGTGGTATGCCTGTAATGGGCGGGATTCCCCCCTTCCTTGGGAAGAATGCGAAAGTGTTTTTTGTAGACCCAGTAAATGGGTCAGATGGAAACCCTGGCAATTCTCCGGCGCGAGCTTTCGCTTCCCTGTATCGCGCACATTACATGATGACTGCAGGGCAGAATGATGTTTGTTTCTTGCTAGGAAATGGAGCGACGAGTGGCACGGCACGGCTTAGCCTGGCCAACGCACTTGCCGCACAGGGGCCAACTGAAACCGCCGCAACCTCTGGGGAATTGGTCTGGTCGAAGGACGCTTGTCACCTGATCGGGATTGCTGCTCCGGGCACAAACTCCCGGGCACGTATTGCGACTCCTACGGGGACGTATACAGCCGCGACTTTTGGCTCCAACAACATGATGACGGTCAGTGCAGATGGCTGTTATTTCGCTAACTTTTCCTTGACTCAAAGCTTCTCCACCGGCAATGCTGCGGAGATTACTCTGACAGTCTCAGGTGAACGTAACGTGTTTAATAACGTCTATGCAAGTGGTGGATTGAGTGCAGCTGCTTACGGTGGAGCTGCTTCTCGGGCCTTGCTGGTTACAGGCGGAGAGAATGAGTTCTTTAGCTGCGACATTGGGGCGGATACAGTAACCCGTTCTGCTGCTAATGCGAATCTTAGTTTCACCTCCGCGGCAGCTCGGAACAGGTTCGTCAAGTGTCTCTTTGCAATGCACACATCTTCTGCTACGTCAGTCTTTGTTCTGGCAGATACTGGCGGTGTGGATCGTTGGACTCTTTTTGATGACTGCATGTTTATCAACGCAATGGATTCGGGTTCGACTGCAATCACCGGTGCATTCTCCCTGGCCGCCAGCATTGGCGGGAGCATGGTTGTGAAGAACAGCGGCCTTGTCGGAGATGGTGCAGCTAACTGGGGCATTGATGCTACCTCCCTCGCGCAGATGTACGTTGATAACGTAGGCGGTGCAGCTACAGCAGGTTTGATGCTTAATCCGACTTGATCTATTTAACCAGTAAAAGGGGCTTCGGCCCCTAGGAGAATCAAATGGCTGATACAGTTACTACGCAGATTATCGCAGCAGGTCCACGCTATCATGTGGTGCACATGACTGGCATTTCCGACGGGACGGGAGAGAGCCTTGTCACGAAGGTTGACCTGTCCACGCTGGATCTTGGCAATGGAGTCGCTCCCACGAAGTCGAGCGTGAAGGAAATTCAGTGGTCGATTCAGGGGTTTACTTCCGTCCGTCTGTACTGGGATCACACAACCGATGACACGATCTCGATTCTGGCGCAGGGGAATGGGTACTCTGAGTTCGGAATGCTTGGAATGCTGAGTGATCCGGCAAGTGCAGGCGGGACAGGGGATGTGTTGCTGAGTACGGCAGGGGCAGTTGCGGGTGCTACCTACGATGTCACTCTCGTCTTGACGCTAAGCTGATTATGCGAATCCGCCGACTTTATGACGAGCCGCCATTTGTCCGGCGGAGGAATCTGTTCAATTGGAATAGTACGGGGGTTATGGGCTGGAGTCCACGCTCTCTGTTTGCTGCTGGCGAGCAAGGCGTCTGGTACGACCCCAGCGATTTAAGCACGATGTTCGAGGACTCCGCAGGCACCACATCAGCGGTACTTGACGGGCCTGTTGGCAAGATATTGGACAAATCTGGTAGAGGCAACCACGCCACCCAAGCCACCTCGACCAAGCGCCCAATTCTCAAACAAGACGCTAACGGGAAATATTACCTGCTATTTGACGGCGTGGATGACGCACTGGCTACTGCGGGCATTAATTTCAGTGCTACGGATAAGATGAGCGTGTTTGCGGGGGTTAGGAAGCTGAGTGATGCTGCGCAGGCGTGCGTGGCTGCTGTTGGGCTGAATGGTGGCACGGCAGGCGTTAACGCCGAGCTGGGCTTGCTACTGGCTCCTGGGGCCGCAGCAGCCAGTACTTATTGGTGGAGGGCTGGTGGATCGTTAATAGGGTCTGCTGCCAACGCCACAGGATTTGCATCACCCAATACCGCTGTATTAACTGCTCAAAGCGGCATCTCAACTGACCTGCAAAGTATTCGCATCAATGCGGCAACTGCCGTGCTTGGATCGGGCGACTTAGGAACCGGAAATTTAGGGTCTGGGCAAATCATCTACATCGGCTCCCGCTCAGGCACTTCCCTGCCATTTAACGGCCACCTCTACAGCCTGATCGTTCGTGGCGCACAAAGCACTGATGCGCAGGTAGCAGCAGCGGAAATGTATGTCAACAGCAAGACGGGAGCTTACTGATGATCTACCCACACCGCACCATGATCGTCCCTGACGCCATCGTCGCCACGGTACGCGCTCTCGCTGACAATTTCGGCCCGTCTGCATCGGGTATGT